GCTGAGAAAGCCCTCAGTACCGTGGAAGATGTTCAACAGGATATCCGGGCCATACAGGAGGAAATCAAAGAGGTACAAGCCTGGGTTCACACAATCATGGACATCATTGAACCTTTCCTTCCCAAGTCTCCTCTGGAAGTATTGGAAAAGTTTGTGAAAGATCACCGCGGCACAATCCGGGGCATGTACTTTGATTCGTACGTTGACAGAGGGCCCTTCGATGGTATCATAATCGCCATCACCAAAGTGTCCGAACTTTTTGACATCAAGTTAGACCTTGACGCCATTGACAGGAAGGCCCTTGAAGAAATAACCCTTGAACTCTCCCCAGCATGACAGTCATCGAATTAAGAGAAGCATTAGAGCAAATGCCAGATGAAGCAGAAGTAAGACTGGCAATGAAGCATAGAGAAGAATAAACTAAAAATCTAAGAAAATGTTAAAAAAAGATATTTATGAACAGATTACTCTTATTTTAAAAGAGACAGGGACTCCTTACCATCGATTTCTTGATATCTTGTTTGATTACCTGGACAAAGATACTGCACAGGAATTGCTTGATCATTTGATCTCTGAACTTGGTATTGTTTGAAGTTAGCAGCAAGGTACAGCCCGTGAGAGTCGGGCCAGTCGAAAGACTGCTACGCTCATTCGTTAACTAAAAAACCAAAAAGAAATGAAAGTAATTGAATTAAAAGAAGCATTGGAGCAAATGCCAGATGAAGCAGAAGTAAGACTGGCAATGCAACCATCATGGCCTTTCGAGTATTCAATCTCAGATGTAATTCCACTTGAACCAATTGAAGAGGAATTAGATGAGGAAGAAAAAAGAGAGGATGATCCCGAATTTGATGACACAATTAAGGTTGTTTACCTGGTTGAAGGTTCACAACTTGGTTACCTACCAAAGGAAGCTTCCGACGCAATTGGGTGGTAATTTGTTTTATTGTAAAAATAAATGTAAATTTACTTTTTTACTCACCAAATACAAATCTAAGATGAATGACATGAAAGATGTAGTCATGGCGCGAATTGCCCAGAAACTACAAAAAGGCATGAACAATGCCATCACAGCAACAACCCGCCTTCAGGAAGAAGGTAAAATCTCACGTGACTTTCTTTTCGACGTTGGCACCGAAAGGAAAGGTCAGCAGGAACTGATAAAGTTCCATCCCTATGAAGAAGTCGTAGGTGGTACATTCCGTCTTCCAAAAGAAGGACCCACACCCTTCCGCATCAACCGTCACGCCGTTGGTCAGTTGTCCGCAAAGTTGGGTATCCCGGGGCAGTATTTGACCTCGCTCCTCTTCGGAGAGGAGTGGCAGCGCAGTCTGGGGTACACAATACTCAACACACACAACGGATGGCTGGATCGCAGTAAAATGCTGGTGAGAACAGTTGGTCCAGAAGTCAGGGCATTTCTCTCAGACTCCTACCGGAGGCTTGATTCCGAAATGATCTTCGGCACCCACATTGATGAGGTGTTTCAGAATGGAGGTCAACTGTCTGACGGATACATGGACGACACACGTATCATGGTTGAAAGCATGTTGCCACAACCGATCGAAGTCTCAACTGAAAAGAACGGTATCATATACCTTGCTTTCGGTGTACGTATTGACACCTCTGACTACGGTGTCAAAGCCCTTGAGCTCCGCCAGTTTATTATGCAAGGTATCTGTCTCAATGGTATGGTAAGACAATCCGTACTTCGCCAAATCCACCTGGGCGCCCGACTCCCTGAGAACATGGCACTTTCGCAGAAGACGTATGAGCTTGACAGTATGACAACTGCCAGTGCCATACGGGACCTGACAAAGGATCTGTACGGGGCCTCTGCCATAAAAGAAAGGATGCTTGAAATAAAAGCCGCCACAGACCAGACGATAGATCCTGTAAAGGAACTGACAGGACTGTTCAGGGCAGGAAAACTCTTCAAAAGCGAAATGGAAAGCGTAGGAGAACTCCTTATGCGTAATGATCCTATGGACGGGCTCCAAGGTGACGCCACTCTGTGGAAACTGACACAGGGTATAACCAGATATGCCAACCAGGAAGACGTCAGTGCCATACGTAGGATGGAACTGCAGGAAATCGCAGGAGACCTCTTCAACAGAATCAAAACCGAAGAATGATAAACAAGAAAGCATCTCTGGCAAAGAACCAACAGGGTGAAAAGGTAATTCAAATTGAGTTCCCTTACGACGTTGAAACCCTCACCAATATCAGAACGTTGCCGGGAAGAAAATGGCATGCCGAACAGAAATGTTGGAGTGCCCCTATCTTTCCAGAAACAATCAAACAATTGGAAGAGTGGGGTTTTACCCTCGATGACACCCTGTTGGAAACTTTGTCCACGAAAAAGAAAGAAGAAAAAGCCAATGTCGCAAAAGTACCGTTGAAGCTGAAAGGTAACTTATATCCATTCCAAATGGAGGGGGTAGCTTTCATTGAAAGAAACAATGGAAGAGCTCTTGTCGCGGATGAAATGGGCTTAGGTAAAACGGTACAGGCGTTGGCTTGGATCGAAGCACATCCGAAGAAAAGGCCTGTCATTATTGTCGTACCAGCATCCCTTAAATTGAACTGGGCCAAAGAGGTATTGACATGGATGGCAAAACCTAATTTGGAAATACTGATGGGTACAACTCCATGGAAGGTAACAGGTGATATTATTATCATCAATTATGATGTTCTTCCAGCATGGGTTGAAACCCTGAAACGCAAACGCCCACAGGTTCTTATCACGGACGAATGCCATTATTACAAAAGCAACAAAGCACTACGAACGAAGGCTGTCAAAAAACTTGGCAAGGGTATCCCACATGTGATAGCATTGTCAGGCACACCAATTGTCAACAAACCAATTGAAGCCTACAATGCCCTACGTCTTATCAGACCAGAAGTCTTTAGCAGTTCCCAATATTACATTCAAAGGTACTGTGATCCCAAGTGGAATGGCTTTGGTTTAGATACCAGTGGAGCATCACATACGCAAGAGCTACATGAACTCCTTACGGGTACTGTTATGATCAGACGTCTAAAGCGTGACGTACTGCCTCAGTTGCCCCCTAAAGTACGATCGTTTGTCCCTGTACAGTTACATAACAGAGAGGACTATCGCCTCGCAGAAGAAGATTTTATAGGGTTCCTACGTGAAACAAAGGGAGCGGAGGCAGCCCGTAGAGCTTCAAACGCGGAAGCCCTTGCAAAAATCGAGGCGTTGAAACAATTATCTGTACAGGGTAAACTGGCAGAGTCAATTGACTGGATCTCGGACTTCTTAGAGAATGGAGAGAAGCTTGTTGTCTTTGCCGTACATAAATTTGTGATAGAAGCCTTGATGCAAAAGTTTGGTAAGATTGCCGTTAAGATTGATGGATCAGTATCACTGTCCGAACGAAACAAAGCAGTTGAGGCCTTCCAAGGCAATGACAAGATAAGACTCTTTGTTGGTAACATAAAAGCGGCAGGGGTAGGATTGACATTGACAGCCTCTTCCAACGTTGTCTTTTTGGAACTGCCATGGACACCTGGTGATCTTAGTCAAGCGGAAGACCGGTGTCACAGGATTGGACAGAAAGACTCTGTCAACATCTATTTCTTACTTGCCCCTGACACCATCGAGGAACGTCTAGCACATATACTTGACAGCAAACGAAAAGTACTTGATGCCGTACTTGACGGTGAGATAACAGCACAGGAATCATTGTTAACAGAACTCATAAAAGGTTATATATCTTAGTATGGATCACTTGAATCTATTACGCAAAATAGCTTGGACCTTCCACAAGAAAACCCGAGAAAACTGGGACGATTTATTTCAAGAGGCCTCCCTCGCTTATCTACAAGCACTTGACTCCTACACCCCGGAGAAAGGTGCCATATCTACCTACGTCTGGCGATCTATCTGGAATCACTTAGAAGACTATCGCTGTCAACTACAACGGAAATATTATGGTAACGGCTTGGAATCATACGAAGATGTCTTTCGTTATGAGACTGAGACGCCAGAGTTCTATTGGGAAGGCTTGACAGAAGATGCTTGTGAGATAGCAAAATTAGTCTTGAAATCCTATAAGAAATTTGCCAGCATGCCTTCCTACCAAGCCTACCATCGTGTGCGAAAGATGATGGCTGCAAGAGGTTGGAACGAAACCAAAATAGAGAAAGGTATCGAGGATCTGGAAGCCGCTTTCTCTTGACTATGAAATAGTATTGATATTCGTATAATATACTGTAACCCTTATAAATGGACATCCTACAACTTTATCATGACTTTGGCATCTCCCACTTGACGGAGGGCCATAAGCATTGCCGACCTGGTTGGGTAAACTCACCCTGCCCTTGGTGTACAGGCAACCCGGGGTACCATCTCGGTTTCGATCTACACAATGAACACTATTATTGTTGGCGTTGTGGTTGGCACCCTATCGTGCCGACAATAGCAAAGATGATAAAGGTAAGCCCAGGAGAAACGGCAGAGTTGATAAAACAATACGGTATTATCTTTGCAAAGCCTAAAGAACAACTCACTGCAACACCTACCAAACCCCACCAGATGCCCTCTGGGACAGGACCTTTAGAAAAGAACCACAGAAAATATTTACTTGACAGGGGTTTCGATCCCGATCGTATTATCCGACAATGGAATGTCGTCGGTACGGGTCCTTATTCTACCCTGGATCACTTATCTTTTAAGCATAGGATAATTATACCTATCCTGTGGGATAACACGGCAGCGAGCTTTACATCGCGGGATATCACAGGTAAGAGCCCTTGGAAATACATTACCTGCCCCAAGGATCGCGAAGTTATCTTCCACAAACATATTGTCTACGGTCGTCAAGACAAATGGAGAAGTACAGGTATCGCTGTCGAGGGTCCTACTGATGTCTGGCGTCTCGGGTACGATTCCTTTGCCACTTTCGGCATTGAGTTTACAGCAAGACAAGTCAGGGAGATTGCCCGACACTTTACCAGGGTTGCCGTTATGTACGATGACGACCCTCAAGCAATAAAGCAAGCCAACAAACTTGTTGCCGAACTCAAGTTTCGCGGAGTTGATGCCTTTAGAGTTGATATCGTTGGTGACCCTGGTGGGTTATCACAAGAAGAAGCCAATTATCTTGTAAAACAAATCATATGAAAAAGCTAAGATTACTAATCACGAAAAATAGAATGAGCCCTTTTATTCAATATAGGGGGATTTTGGAAAAATACTTATCCAATTTTACTATTCGTTCTCTTGAAGAAGCATGGAACGAGCCAAGGAGAAAGTATCATAATGTAGATCATCTTCAACAAATTCTTCGAGATATTGAAAAGAAGAGGAGCCTTGTTTTACCTATCCATCGAGAAGCTCTTATTTTAGCAGCATTCTTTCATGATGCTGTTTATATCCCAGGGTTTAAGGATAATGAGGATAAATCTTTACAAATGTTCATGCAAACATTTAAGGGAGAGGATCCCTTTATGGCTAAGAAGATTGGAGAGATGATCGAATGTACAAAATATAGGAAAAAACCTGTTGATCCTCTCCTAAAGATCTTCTGGGATGCAGATAATGCTGGTTTTGTTGGCCCATACGAAAAATTCTTTGAAACAGAAAAGAAAATAAGATTAGAATTTAATCACCTTTCATTATCAACCTATAAAAAGGGAAGATTATCTTTCCTTAAATCCTGCCTTGGTATAATGGGTTCTAAAGCAGACGAAAATATCAAGAAATTAATGGATTATATCGAAAAAAATTATTAATTTTAACGATTTTCCTTAGAAAAAATTTTCGTATTAAGGAAATTATTTGTACATTTACAATGAAATTAAAATTAAAAGAGATGGCAACAATAATGCTTATATTTGTATTGACATTTTTGCTTGACACAAAATATGCTTGACGTGCAGACCCCCTTGAAACACAAATGGAAAATCAAGGAAGATATCGAGCGGATAGAAAACTGTCCGCTACCCGAAAATGAAGTGTTTATGAGAACAGAAGATGCCCTATGAATTCCACCAGAAAGAAGACGGTCTACGTCACGATGCCTCAGGGTAAACTCAAGAAAGAATTGGTTCCTATGTCATTCACTGACACTGATATAATTCGCTTTTTACACATGATATATGGAAGAACTATGTGGGTAGACTACCGAATTATGAAAGTTGCGTGAACAACATTCATTGGCACAACTATATAAAAATCAAGTGAATAAATGTTCTCAAAAATTTTTCGTATAATATGTTCGTAAATATCAAAAACGGTCTTTATATTTGTTGTTTGCACGATAACTAAAACATGAATAGGCGGATCATGAAAAAGATATTTTTGTTTCCAGTTTTCTTAGGTTTGTATCAGAAGGGAGTACCCGCCGCCTCGGGGAAACCTTCTGATATTTTCACAATTAACTTGCGACATGCAACGAACGAAATTTAAAGAAAAGAAACAAGAAAACTCCTTGACACTCGACATTGAGATTAGTCAAGACAATGGAGATGTCTATATCAAGATACCCTCAAGTAATTTTCGCCCGCAAAAATCTTATACAAAAGTAGATCGATACCTCCTTGACACCGTCAATAGCATCCGCTCCCAAAATCAAGGACAATCAAGGGTGTCAGAGGTGTCAAAAGATTTATTTTTATATTTACTCTTAAGAATATATCTTTGTTGGTACTACGGAGTAGTACCCTCTCCAAAAAAAGGAAAAGTGCCAGGCAGCATTCTTTCCAAAAAGATAGACACTACAAGCAACCCCTCCATAAATCAAGGTATGTCAGTAGCCTCCAAGAGAAAGCCGAAATCAAGCGGCTTTTCTTTTCTAGGCCCTGTCACAACGGAATCGCTCCCAAAACCAAAGGCTACCAAGGCAGAACGAACAGCCGCCTGGATGCCTTTCGCAAAAAGGTTGAGTGAGACTATCCAAAAGAAGAAGAATATCAAGCATTCTTTCCAACATCTTACTCAATGGGCAGACGAGATTAGAAAGCTATCCGAGATGCAAGGTGTCGAGATGGAAAGAATAGACAAGGTTTTAGACTGGTACGACAAGAATATGGGAGGTGCGTACATACCAGTAATCGAGTCCGGCTATTCGCTTCGCCTAAAATTCTTACGATTAGAAGAGGCTATGACAAGAGTAGAATACGGATCTTCTCCAAGTAAAAAGAAATTTATAATTGATGATGGTATTCGGTACGTTCTAGGAACAGATGGAGAATATCGCGACGCCTCTGGAAACATTTACATTGAATAGGCATGATAGAAAGAAAGATATTGATCGGCTTAATCACCTCGACAGAGTTTCTAAAGAAGGTCAAACCTATTTGGAACATCTCACTTCTTGAGTCTGTCACTGCCAAGAGACTTGCCACTTGGATCTGGGAGTACTTTGACAAGTATAACGAAGCCCCTGGCAAAGGTATCGAAGCTATCTACCTGAGTAAAGTTCGAGATAATAAGATACCAAAAGATATTGCAGAAGAAATAGAACAAGATATTCTACCATCCTTGAGTAAAGAGTTTGTCAAGGAAGGTGTTGATACCCAATTCTTGTTTGACGAAACGGAGAAGTACTTCAATGAAAGACATCTCCGTTTGTTGTCTCAAACCATTGAGGGGTTGGTAGGGGAAGGTAAGACAGAGGATGCGGTAGAGTTGATACGTTCTTTTCGTCCCATTGCAGGGCCCGTTATTTCGCTCAACACTTTTATCAAGTCTGTCAAACAGATACGAGCAGAAGATAAGAAACCCCCAACGTTGTTACTGTCACCTTGGCTTAGACAAGGCCAATTGACAATCATCTACGGAAATTACGGAACTGGTAAATCGTTATTGACACTATCAATTGCCTATTTATTAGGTTTGAATAAATTTGACAAGGAAGAGCATGAGATAGATTCTTGGCAGGTTAAGCACAACACGGGTTGCCTGTATATTGATGGAGAATTAGGTGAGTTTGAAATGGAGGATCGTGTTAAACAGTTTGAATGGTTGGGCCCACAACACCGAGACTATCGCCTCAAAATTTTGTCATTGCCAGAATACCAATTAGCCACGGAAGATTCTTTTTATCTTGTCAAACGTGAAAATCAATTAAAGATTATTCAATGGTTAAAAGAACACCCATCATACAAGTTGGTCGTCCTGGATAGTATCAGTACCTTATTCGGTCTTGAAGACGAAAACAGTAATTCCGAATGGAACGCAAAGGTCTCCCCATTTCTACGGGATTTACGAGCGTTAGATGTAGCCCAACTCCTGTTGCACCACTCGGGAAAAGACGGGAAAAAGGGTCTCCGGGGTGCTTCCGCAATGGGTGCTATGGCCCACAACATCTTTAGGCTTACAAATCACGGAGATAAAAAACAGGATGAGGGTGAGGCCCACTTTACAATCACGAAAGATAAGTTTCGAGCTCGCGGGTTTAGTTTCAAGAGTTTTGCATTGCATTACATACCTGATGAGATTACTGGACAAACATCGTGGGAGATAACATCAACAAATTCTAATAGAAAATGAGCACAGAACAAATCATTCTCAAATTACAGTCAGTACGAGCTTCGACAAAGTCTGAGGCCAATAAGCAGTTACTGACAGAATGCTTGGACGAACTTCGTGAGATGCGGCAGGCGGAAACACAACAGCAAC